GACCTAATGAAGGTAGAAGGTCATATGCGATGGGGAAGCAGCTTAAACGTATAGGGTTAGCAAAGGGCGTCCCAGATTATTTTATACCGCTTATGCGTAAAGGATTTGGCGGATTGTTTATCGAGATGAAGCGTAAGAAAGGGTCTGTTGTCAGCCATGAGCAGCAAGACTGGATACTTCAATTAAATAAAAATGGGTATAGATCTGTAATCACATATGGAGCTGATGAAGCTATTGAAGTGATGAATCAATACTTAAAGGGGAATTAATGTTTGATAAGATTTGCGAATCATTAATGATGCTAGCTTTCACAATGTTCATCGTTTCAGTAGGTATTTGCGCTACATACAAAGTAATAGAATTTACATTTATAGAGCGATCTAAATGAATATTTTATTATATTAACGTGTTCCACGATTGGTTTTGTATTGGGACATATAATTTATAAATATCTGCTTTTTTAACCAACTGTGCTATAATTGTCCTGTTATAATTATGGATTATTATGCATGCATTCATACTACGGATTACTACCTGAAATCTCAATTGCGCAACACAAGAAACTACTTAACTCATGGCTTGAATATCATAAAGAAGAACACATCAATCGATCTGTAAATCGAAAAGTCGTATTAACTCCACCTAAATCTTATGGCAGACGCCTAACAAAATCATTTTTCCATGTGGATGTTAAATAATTTCATGGACTATAAGTGGCCATGTTATTAGAATACTATTTGTGCAACTGGAGTATAAAGAGGAATTCAAATGGCTAAGAGTAAGTTTAAACCGATCTCATTTGACGAACTGCATAAGCTTAAAGAAAAGTTGCCTCCTGCGCAACAACCACAAAAACAACCGGGGACAATATGCTAAAGAAATGCGATAGCTGCAATGGACAGAAGAAAATAACTGGATTGGGAATGTTGATGCATGATTGTAAACCATGTAGCGGGATTGGTTGGATCGATGAATTGCCTGTAACTGAAACTCCTGTAGTACTTGAAGTTAAAATAGCTAAGTCTGCAGCGCCAATAAAGCGTGCGAAAACATCCCGGAGCAAAAAATAATGGCTGGTGAATATATAAATTGTGGTTGTCCTACCGATGTGATTATCACTACTAAAGAAGGTCTTAAACAAGGTGTTGAAGAGCATTTGAGTTCATGCGTTTACAGTGCTGATAAAGCATCAGATGAACTCCATGCTCGAGTAGTTGAATTAGAATTACGTGCAGATAGATTGGAAGAAGAATTGCATAGTTATTTGCAAAATTCGGTAGCAAAATCCGAAGCTTTCTGGAAACGGTGGTTCAATCTATGACAAGACCTCGCAAACCAAATCCATTTAACAATATGAACAGACGTAAAGATATTACGTTGACGACGAAGCAACAAAAGTTTGTTAATGCGTATATATCTAATCCTGATACAGCGCATGCTGTTAGAGCTGCAGGATACAACACTAAGTATCCAACACAAATGGCAAGTCAGCTATTAGCATTACCACACGTTAGAACTGAAATAGAGCGTCGTAGGCGTGCGATGGACATGACTAGCGCATTGACCTACGAACGTAAGTTAAAAATGGTTGAGGAAGCCTTAACAGAGACTCACGCTGATAAAGATTGGCAGCCATTTGTTCAGATCATTAAAGTTGCTAACGACATGCAAGGTCATAACGCACCTAAAGAGCAGGTTAATCTCAACATTAACGAGTCCATAAAATCAGTTAAAGATGCCAGGATTAAATACAAAGAATATTAACCCTAAGGATGCTACGTGGTTGACGCAACGCAAGCGGAACATATTGCTCTACGAAATGAGTTACTTAGCTCATTGCTTGAGTTTACGCGCACATTTTATCTTTTGCGAACAGGCAGAAAGTTTGAACTTAGCAAACCTCTTGGACGTGAATCGCATTATATTTCTATTTGTCGGGCACTCGTTAAAGTAATCACGGGTGAGACTAAGCGCTTAATCATTAATGTCCCGCCTCGTCATGCAAAAACCGAATTGCTAATCCACTTTGTATCATGGGCAATGGCTCAGTTCCCTGATTCTAATTTTATTTACGTCAGTTATTCACTCTCCCTTGCTAAGCGTCAAACACAGACTATTAGGCAGATTATGCAAATGCCTCAGTATCGCGATATATTCGACGTTAATCTCAAAGAAGATTCAGCTGCTAAAGATAATTTTGAAACAACCGATAATGGCTCCGTGTACGCTGCTGGAGCAGCAGGTACCATTACAGGTCGTGGTTGCGGAATAAAGGGCGCTATGAGATTCGGAGGCGCCTTCCTGATGGATGATATGCATAAGCCTGATGAAGTTAATTCAGATAAGGTTCGTGAGGGCGTGATTGAATGGTTTTATAACACTGCGCAGAGTCGTTTAAACGATCGTGATACGCCTATTATATTTATTGGTCAGCGATTACATGAAGCAGATCTTCCAGCACATTTAATTAGTACAGGTGATTGGGAAACATTGATATTGCCTGCGTTAGATAAAGCTGGGAATGCATTAAATCCTGAAATGCACGATGTTAAAGCTTTGCTTAAGATGAAAGAAGAAAATCCATACGTATATGCAGCTCAATATCAGCAAGATCCTCAACCTGCTGGCGGTGGTATATTTAAGCCTGAATGGTTTTATTTGACTGAACCTGAGCAAGAGCCAGAGATACTTGCTACATTTATTACGGCGGACACAGCAGAAACCGATAAAAGCTATAACGATGCTACCGTGTTTTCATTCTTCGGTATCTACAAAATATTCCATGGCGACATTGAGACAGATACTTATGGTTTGCATTGGATTAACTGCATTGAGATACGCGTTGAACCTAAAGATCTTGAATCAGAGTTCATGGCTTTTTATGCAGGATGTATGCGTTATAAAGTTAAACCGATGATTGCAGCCATTGAAAAGAAATCAACTGGGGTGACATTGTTATCAGTATTAAAAAAAGTTAGAGGACTGAGATTAATTGAAATAGAGCGCACCAAGTCGTCTGGAAGTAAAACCACACGATTCTTGGAGATACAACCTATCGTAGCTTCTAGGTATATTTCCTTGCCTGAAGATGGCAAGCATACCCAAATGTGCTTGGAGCATATGCGTAAGATTTCTGCAAATGATTCGCACCGTCATGATGATATTTGTGACACACTCACTGATGCTATAAAACTTGCGTTAATAGATCGTGTGATCATCAACAGTCTTGCTGTTAAACCGCAATACGATAAAGCAGCACAAATAGTAATGGGTAATTTTAATAAGATTACCCAGTTAAAGCAGCTAAGGAATAGCTATTAATGTACATACATAAAGGAATATTGACATGGCAGTCGCTCAGACGTATCAAAACGAACTAAGTCGTATTAAAGATAATGTTGAAAAGTCATACCTATCATTCAGACCTAATTATGAACGTTTCAGTAAGTTTCGTAAGTTTGTCTTTGAGTCATCGCTCACTAATGCAGATCGTGAAATCCTACAAACCAGAGGCATTCCAGACTTAGAATTTAACGTGTTGGAAAGCTTTGTATCACGGTTACGTGGTGAATTCAGTAAGCAAGAACCTTCTATTTCTGTGATGGCAGATGATGGTGCTGAAGTTGATCCACAGGTGATTAATGTTGTTGAGGCGCATATACGTCACATCATTAATGACGCTAACAAAGAAGGTTGTGAGTACAATGTTTACACAGATACGCTGTCAGGTGGCTTCAGCGTACTTAAAGTTTGGACAGAATATGCTCATTCAATGTCACACAATCAAATCATTAAGGTTGGGCGTGTATTTGATCCTATTCTTTGCGGCTTCGACCCTCTAGCGCGCAATCCTTCAAAGTCGGATGGTAGATTTTGTTTCGAGTTGTATCCCAAATCTTGTGAAGAGTTTGAGAAAGAAAACCCAGGCGTGGATCTGAAAGGGATTCAATTCTCGCGTAGTTTAGAAGGATTCAACTGGGGTTATACGAACCAGCGTGAAGACATATTATTGATTTGTGATTACTACGAGCGCAAGAAGAAACGCACAAAGATTGTTCAGGTAGTAAATGGCAAATCAATGACTGAAAAGGACTATAAAAAGTTCGTGGAAGATTGGGAAGCTGAAGGTCATATAGAGCAAGCTCCAGGAATCGTTGGTAAGCCGCGTTGGACAGACATTGAAACTATTTGTCGTTATAGATTCATAGAAAATAAGATGATCGATTACGTTGAAACAGATTTCAAATATTTACCATTGGTGTTTGTTGACGGTAATTCTATTTATTTACGTAATTCAACGAATGCTTCTGTTGAGCAAATGACACGTCCGTATGTTTACCACGCTATGGGTATTCAGCGTTTGAAGAACTTTGCTGGTCAGTCTCTTGCAAATGAACTTGAGAACACAGTGCAGCATAAGTTTATGATCACTGAAGAAGCATTGCCTGATGGTCCTTGGTTGAACGCATATACTAACCCACAAGTTCAGCAAGTATTAGTATCTAAGGGATTTAAAGACAATGACCCTAATGTCCCATTGCCACCACCAATGCCAGTTCCACGAGTCCCAGCGCCACCTGAAATAGCACAAACATTTACGTTATCTGATCAGATGACACAGGCGATATTGGGTTCATACGATGCTTCATTAGGTATCAACGATAATCAGTTATCAGGTATAGCTATTGTTGAAGGTGCGACACAGTCTAACGCCGCTGCAATGCCATATGTTGTAGGTAACATGCAGGGATGGAATCAAGTAGCACAGATATTGATTGATCTTATTCCTAAGTATTACAAAACACCTAGAACGATTCCTGTTGTTGGTATAGATGGTAAAAAGACCTATCAGAAGATCAATCAAGACAATGGAATTGACATTAATTACGATGAAAATGCACTTCAGGTTAAAGTTGAAGCAGGGGTTAACTTTGCGATACAGAAATCACGTGCTTTACAGCAAATTATAGCTATGATGCAAGCTTCACCTTTATTTGCGCAGTTTATGAACCAGGAAGGTTTAGAGGTGTTGTTGGATAACATTGAAATCAGAGGCATAGATCAGTTGAAGCAAATGGCTCAACAGTTCATGCAGAAGATGCAACAAATGCAGCAACAGCAACAACAGATGGCACAGCAAGCTCAGCAGAATAATCCTGCGATGCTTAAGGTGCAGAACGAACGAATGAAGATGGAAGAGGATGCTAAGCAGCATGAGATCGATACCAAGATTAAGTTGCTTGAATTGCATCAGAAAGAAGAGCAAGTGAAGATAGAAGCCGCTGTAATGTTAGATAAAGCGCAGGCTGAGAAAGCACGTGCAGCTGCTGATCTCGGTATGCGTGCAGCCGATATGTCTCACAAGCATGCAAAAGAGCATAGAGAGCTTAATCATAAAGTTGATATAGATCATAAACAGTTAGCAAGTAAAACTTCACCACTTAAGGAGTAATAAGCATGACGGTAGAGATAATTGAACTTCGTGATTCACAACGTGTATTGATTAGCGAAATGATTCCGCATTTTAATTCATTGTATGAAATATTAAACAAATGTGAACAAACGTCGGATGCTAACTACACTAGCTACAAATTGAAAGATGCATTGGTATGGATGAATGCAACGATTACATCTAGCTTAAAAGATCCAGAACCAGTATCGCCAGAAGTTGCAAAACCTGTTGAAGGTGAGGTTATTAGTGCGGCGTAAGATAGATCAAGACATCGTCAATGCTTACGTTAAAGTGTCGGAAGAATGCGCTGACTACATACGTAAGCAATTGATTGAGCCTAAAAACGTAGCTGAAAAGTATAAGCGTGCGTTAAAAGCCTTGCGCAATCATTTGAATGTGCAGGGCTGGCGCATGCCTAAGCCTAAATGGAAGTTTGATCAACGCGATACGTCGACATGGATTTATTCGGATGTAGAGATTACTCATACAGGTTCGAAGCAAACATATCGAGGCGCTATGTTAAACCCAGGGTTTAGATTTCATCGCCGTTAGCCATAAAAAAGCACAATCAGTATTGTTAGCTACCACGTTTTAGAGTATATATTACTCAGTAAGGCAGCTATGCCGTAAAAATAGCCGTATACACTACGATAAGTGGTGAAACCGTGACACGGGTCAATAGTCTGATAGGGAATATGGCTGATTATGGATCAAATAGCCGAAAATGGACAAGAAGCACAGGATTTACAGGAACAACCAGCGTTAAACAATGAACCCGTTGCGAAAGCTCCGGAGAAAATGCTACCGCAGTCAATGGTTGATAAGTTGATACATGCTAGAACTAAAGATGTATCTGCAAAAGCTTACGAAAAGGGAATGAGAGACGCTATGGAACAATTGCAAGCTCAGCAACAACCAGCAATGCAACCACAACAAGCAGCACAGCCAACCTCTATGGGCGGCATGCAACAATTATCCCCTGATCAAATCACCCAAATGATAAATGAAGTAGCAGATCGCAAGGTTCAAGATAAACATCAAGAACTCTTGCAATCGCATATGCAACAACAACGCGAAGCAGATGCTATGCGTGTTGCTAATGAATTCGTTGGAAAAATGCAGGCTGGTCATGAAAAATACCCTGACTTCGCTCAGACTGTTGGCAAATTAGAGCTCGCAAAGCTATCTGACATCGTACGCTTAGCAAATGGTGCTGAGAATACAGCAGATGTGATGTATGAGCTTGCTAAGAACCCGCACAAGATCGTCACGCTTCAGGCGCTGATTGATCACCCTGGTTTACAGCATTTAGCTCACTCTGAAATGCAAAGATTATCTGACTCGATCAAGACGAACGAGCAGGCATCTAAAGCACCATCGGCAAATGAACCGTTATCTCGCATACAACCATCAAGCGTTGGCACGGATAACGGTGAACGAACGGTAAAGGATTACCGCAAACAACCTTGGTTGAGAGCGTAAATATCTAATACTTGAAGTGTAGCCGTTATCTCTAATTAATTTTTTTGGAGATTTAACAATGGCTACGCCTACAAATATCTTGACCCAGGTACAAACCTATCAAAAAGCTTCACTTGGCTTGTTGCAAAACATGTCACCATTTATTTCGATTGCTAATACTAAGTTTAAACAATTTGATCAAGTAACGGCCAATCTTGGCTCAAGCATCACGTTTGATTTACCACCACGTTTTACAACTGTTAATGGCTTAGTTGCTTCATGGCAGCCAGCTAACCAACGTTTGTTAACACTAAGTTGCGATCAAGCAGCTAATACCAGCTATGCTTTCACAGCGCAAGAACGCATTTTCAACGTTGATAAAGACACTGAATCCTACATGAAAGAATTTGGTAGATCAGCAGTTGCTGAATTAGCAACCTCCGCTGAAATCAACATTGCATTAAATGCAATCTCAGCTGTTCCAGTTAACACAGTTGTTAATGGTCAAACAGTCCCAACAGGTGCTTTGCATGTTGAGTCTGGTCCATACAGATTCTACGGAAATGGCTCTACAGCTATTAATAGCTATCAGCAGCTCCAACAAGCAGTTACAAATTTCAAAAATTTCGGGGCAGTTAAAGAAGGCATTAAAGTTATCCTTCCTGACACTATTATCCCAGCAATCGTTGGTAGCGGTTTAAACCAATTTGCTCCAAGACGTAACGATGAAATCGCGATGTCATGGGAACTTGGGGAATTTGGATCACCAAGAGTTGAGTATCTACAATCCAACTTATTGCCAATCCAAGTAGCTGGTAACGTTGGTAACAATGCAACTGTATTAACAGTTATATCAACCAATGATCCAACTGGTGCGAACATCACTCAAATCACATTCTCTGGCGCTTCCGCAAGTGATGCTAATGCGATTTTAAGTGGTGACCTTGGTCAGTTCTCAGATGGCGTTTCTGGTCATCCAAATCTTCGTTACTTAACATTCATTGGTCATCAACAATCCGCACAGCCAGTTCAATTCCGCGCAATTGCTAATGCAGCTGCTGACGGTTCTGGCCATGTTACGGTTAGCATTACACCTGCACTGTCTTCAGTTGCTGGCGCTAACCAAAACATCGCTTACAACATTGTTGCTGGCATGCAAGTTACGTTCTTACCAAGTCACAGAGCGGGTTTAATCATTGGTGGCGATTCATTGTTCTTAGCAATGCCAAAGCTCCCAGATCAATTCCCATATGCAACTTCTGCTGAATATGACGAAGAAACTGGTGTTTCGATGCGTATGACATACGGTTCAGTATTTGGACAAAACCAAATGGGTATGATTAACGACTTAACATACGGTTCTGTGTTAGTTCCTGAGTACAGCATGCGTATTGCATTGCCTGTGTAGTGACAAAGGATTGGGGGTGTAAAAGCCCCCTAATTGAACTTAATTTAAAAGGATTTTAGATATGACTACTAACTTATCTCAGCTCGAAAACGCAGCATTTTTATATGTAAATGGTCTGCAATTGTCTTGGACTAGCAATACTACATTAACTATTGCACCAGGTATTTGCCGCGACAGCACTAATGCTGAAGATCTTAACCTTGGCGGTTATGGTTCTAGCGCACCTGTTAACACAGTTGTTAACAGCGCCATCAATGGTGTTAATGGTTTAGATACTGGAGCTGTTGCAAATGCTACTTGGTATGCTGTTTACGTTATTGGTGATGCTTCTGGTTACAAACCAACTGGAACATTGCTATCTGCTTCAGCAACTGCACCTACTTTGCCAGCTGGATACAACGTATTCCGTCAAATTGGTTGGGCATTAACTGATGGTTCTGCACACTTCTTAAAGTTCTATACTGTTGGTAACGCAGGCGTTCGTCAACATCATTGGGATTCGATGATTTCTGTGTTAGCAGCTGGTGTTGCTACTGCATTTACGGGTGTTAGCTGTTCAGCAGCTGTTCCGCCAGTAAATTCAACGGTTGTAACCTTCTATGCTGGTTTAACACCTGCAGTTGCTGGTGATGCTGCTAGTTTCCGTCCTACTGGCTCATCTGCTACTACAGTATTTGACATGACTGGTCTTGTTACAACGCACTCGCAAGACTTGCAGTTCAAGATGTTAACCTTGTTGTCATCCGGAAATCCATCGCTTGACTACAAAGTTTCTTCTGGTTCTGACTCGTTAAATCTGTCTGTGTTGTCGTTTGATTATTCACTCTAATCAAATGTTAAGGGTATGCGTGGGCTAGTCGGTCCACGCATAACAGCAAAGGAGTGCTACACATGTCATATCCAGCATCAAAGCTAATTACAAATTCTTATTATCTGTCTGGTGTTGTAGCCCGCGATTTGCAATCTGTATCAGGCGCTCAAGGTAGTGACGGATTAGACATGCTTAATGCGTTACTCGCATTTAAGACGGCTAATCAGAAGTTAATTCCTTATTACACGAAGTATTCATTCAATGCTGTCATTGGTCAAGAATCCTATTTTGTACCTAATTTGGTAGCACCTGAGACACTGACATTTAACATTGGTCCAGTACGTTACAGCTCACAACCTACGCCACGTAAGATCTACTTTGGTTCGGGTCGGGTTGATAACATCACATCTTTACCTTTTAATTGGCACGCTGAACGTTGTTTTGGCGGGTCTAACGTATATCTATACTTTGTTCCTGATAACACTTACCCATGCATAATTTGGGGAAGGTTTTCATTACCGGCAGTGACGATGAATCAAGATTTGTCGTTAACGATGGATCCTTTTTATATTGAGTATTTGCGCTATGCATTAGCTGAATATATTGCTCAAGAAAACACAGTGAGTTTCCCTGCAGAATCACGTATGAGGCTTAAAGAACTTGAAGAAATGATTCAGGATATTTCTCCTCCTGATCTTACAGCTACTAAAACTTCCTCATTAAGCAGCGGACCTACGATGTCGTGGGCTCAGGTTTCTCTTGGGAAGGGATGGTCTCCATCATGAATAGTAGCCAAGATGTTCCACTTAATATGC